GTACCAGGAATATTTCGAGGTTTTCAACGAATAGGAGGCAAGCCGATGAAAGTTTACATAGCCGGAAAGATCACCGGGGATCGGCGGTATCGGGCAAAGTTCCGGGAGGCCGCCAAGGCCCTGGAGGAGGCGGGCCATGTGGTCCTGAACCCGGCCACGCTGCCGGACGGCCTGACCGACGGGGACTATATGCGGATCTGCATGGCCATGGTGGACGCGGCGGACCTGGCCGTGTTCCTGCCGGACTACCGGGAGAGCCGGGGTGCCATGGTGGAATGGGCGTACTGCCAGAGGATCGGGAAGGACTGCGCCATGTATCTGGATATGACAGGAGGGAGAACACAGTGAAAGACTTTGCGGAGGCATACAGAGAGGCCCATGCAAAAGCACGGGAATACATGGGAGCGAAACGGGCCGGATGGGCGGAGCCTGGAAAGAGGACGCGGGACAACCACGCGATCCTGGTTCCACGCCGGGAGGCTGTGGCTATGGCGGACGAACTGGCCACGGCTGTGTACGCAAAGGAAGTTTATTTGACCTGGGCGCTGAACCTGCAAGGGTTCATGGTACAACTGGCGACTGGTGAGCATGACGCCATGACGTGCCCGGAGTGTAACCGCGTTTTCCACGCCGGATGGATGAACGGGCGGTGCCCGTATTGCGAGGCAGAACAGGCGGCCAGCAGGTACGTGGATGGAATGAGAGAGGCGGCGAGGGAATGAGCGGGGCGCAGATCAACCTCCTGGAGGAGATCATTGTGGACAACTTCGCCGGCGGCGGCGGGGCCTCCACGGGGATCGAACTAGCCACCGGCCGCCCCGTGACCATAGCCATCAACCACGATCCGGACGCCATACTCATGCACAAGACAAACCACCCATTTACGGAGCATTACCAAGCCAGCGTGTGGGACGTGGACCCCCGCGAGGTGTGCCAGGGCCGGCCGGTGGGGCTGCTGTGGGCCTCCCCTGACTGCAAGCATTTTTCCAAGGCCAAGGGAGGACAGCCGGTAGACAAGAATATCAGGGGCCTGGCCTGGATCGTCCTGCGGTGGGCCGGGACCGTGGCGCCCAGGGTGATCATGCTGGAGAACGTGGAGGAGTTCCAGACCTGGGGACCCGTCCGAAAGGGCCGCCCGGTGAAGTCAAAGGCAGGACAGACGTTCCGCCAGTGGCTTTCCCAACTGGAGGCCCTGGGCTATGCCGTGGAATGGCGGGAACTGGTGGCGGCTGACTACGGAGCGCCCACCACGCGAAAGCGGTTCTTCCTGATCGCCCGCTGTGACGGGACGCCCATTGTGTGGCCGGAACCGACCCACGCGCCGGCGGGCAGCCCGGAGGTGCTGGAGGGAAAGAAAAAGCCGTGGAGGAGCGCGGCGGAGGTCATAGACTGGAGCCTGCCCTGCCCTTCTATCTTCGACACGCGGGAGGCCATCCGGGAGAAATACGGGCTTTCCGCCCAGCGCCCCCTCCGCCCCAATACCATGCGGCGGGTGATCCGTGGGGTGGACAAGTTCTCCATCAAAGCGCCGGACCCGTTCCTGGTGGTGCTGAACCATGCCGGGGAGTTCCGGGGGCAGTTACCGGCGGAACCTCTCCAGACCATTACGGCAAAGCACGGCTATGGCGTGGCCTACCCCGTCATA